ACTCCTTCAAAAACAGCCTGCCCATTGTCAGAAGTCTGTTTTGTCAAACCTGCAAATCTTACGGTAGCTCCATTTAAAGGCTTTTTCTCTCCCGTAAAGGTGTTGTAATCATTTACAGTAAACGTCATGTTAAAAGTAGGCATAGGGTTGAAGCTCACTTGTATATCCTTATTACTGTCCACAACAACATCCCCATTTACAGGAATCCAGTTTTGCTTTTCAACAAGATAAGTGTAATCACCTCCCAATATATTCGTGAATGTCACTTTCCCATTCGTGCCCGTTCTTTTGCTTTCCGAATAAGCGACAGTACCCTCTGTTGCCAGTCTGTCCTTTGCGATAAGTGTCACATTTGCACCTTCCACTGCGCCAGTAGATGAATTTGTCACCGTAAATGTAACCGTATATCTTGGTATCAATATAAGCGTTACAGGTTCGGATTGATCGTCTTGTACATTGATGTTCTTACTTATGGTATAATAATCCGTCTTGCTTACAGTATAAGGGTATAAGTCAGGAAAAGCCATAAATATGGCATTACCAGAAGAATCCGTATATTTAAATTCACCATTAAAAGTAACAAGGGCATTTTGTATAGGTCTTTCATTTTCGTCCCTTACAACGAACGTGACTTTTCTTTCAAACACATCTCCTTGCAGTTGAATATATTCCACCTGCGTTTCTTCATCGTCTTCCAATACCTGAAACAATCTATCTTCTATATTCATGAACAAAGACTTCTCCACATCAATAGAATAATCACCAGGATAAAGTACAATAGATGCTTCCCCGTTTCTGTCCGTCACAAGACGTTTGCCTAAAATGGCAATAGAAGCTCCTTCTATGTAAGCTCCCCTATCCGACAATACTTTGAAAATAACATTCTTCTCTTTCAAAGGCTGAATATCCTCACTACCCATTATGTTTTTGTAGGCAACAAGGTAATCTTCTGTAAATCCTTTTACTCCTTCCTCGCTTGTAAGGGAATTATTAAGATAATAAGCAGCTATCACGTCCTTTTCCCCTAAATTACCTTGATAGAACGGAAGGAAAAGCGGTTTTATCTTTATATCATAAATATATACGGGAACAGAAGATTTTGACCTGTCTTGGGTAAGACTTAATGACAAGAATTTCATCCCGTCCTTCATTTGAAGCCCTCTCCCTTTCGGGAAATTAAGTTCTAACTGCTTCGCGTATGCTCTATTCTTTCTTGATAGAATTGCCCGGCATTCATAATACACTCCGACTACAGGAAGTTCCAGGATTCCTTTGCTGTCTGAAACAAAATTATTGCTATCCACACTTCCGTAAGATTCCTTACATATCATAGGTTGAACGGCTTCGTTAAACGCTTCCACACCGAATTTCAAATTTTGGTTGCTTGTGGAAGATGTTTTAACCTTAAAAGAAATCTGATAAGAAAGATTTTCTGAAATAGGAAGGAGCTTCGTTTTGTCAATTTCAGAAGAAATACCCACCAAAACATTTCCAACGAAAGTCATTGCCTGTATAGGAGTGCCATTGTTGTCTATATCATCCACAATAACAACACCTGTAGGGTTCACAAGTGGATAGGCATTCAAATCTTTTACACTTTCCGTTGTTTCATACCCTTTTGTAACATTCAGAACCGTGTCTGTCCTGTTCCATGTAGGAGAGCTATGCCCCATTGTCCATCCAGTATCACGAGACATCAAAAGGGCAAATATAAACTCATCCTCCGTCTTATATCTAATAAGACGGAGAAGCTCCCCAAGTATCGCGCCTTCCTTGTTTACAATATCAAGTGTTCCTCTTTTTCTATATTCCTTCACATAATTATTGAACAGATATTTCATCTGTTCAAGTGTGTTCACTTCGTCTGTCACAAGTCCTCTGTTTTCAATAAAAAGCTCAAACAGAATCTTGTTTGTGTCAATCTCATTGTATTGCTTAGCATATAAAACAACAAGCGCAAAGATATGACAGACTGTTTCCCAATACGCCTTAAAATCCTCTCCGTCCTTCTTTATAAAAGTAGGAAGAATGCCGGGAGAAGATACCTTTTCAAGTACATTCTCCGCCCATTCCATTACGGCAGGGTCATTTTCTTCGAAGAACCGTTTGAACACGGTCTTATTGTAGATTTCCTGTGACATCCTTAACTTATTAATAATTAAACTTTCTCAACATATAATCCAACAAGGGCTGATAAATCATGTGTAAGAGGTTGTTCACTATTTCTTGTACATTTGTATTTTATACCATTTTGGATATAGTATTTATCTTTAAATATTTCCATAGGTGGAATGTAAACAATAGGATCATCGATAGTTCCTTTATGATCTTCGTCTACTGTTTTCCACAAACTTGCAGTAGCCATAGAAGGTTTCCAGTTATCCTGAGTAGTATGTTCTTTTATACATTCCCAAAGGATATTATCAGATAAATATCTTTCTCCTACTTTAACAGCAATACCAGCAATCCATTCAGGATAATGATCTTTAACCTGTAATGCTTCACCTGGAGTAAGATCATATATGTTAATCTCTTTAGTAATCTCTTCACCAAGGATATTCAAAGCTAAGATGCGACTAAAGTCTCTATTAATTACAGGTTCTTCTTCTGTACTAGTCCATTCTTCACTATTCAGTAGTTCGACAAAAGACGGATCGCTAAAACTATAGCGAGGAAAATCTTCATCATCGAAGGGTGCAAGGTATTCCTCATGAAGGATCACCTTGCTCTGATCTACACTTGTCCTCATTTCCGGTAGGACTTCTATTCCGTGGGACTTTGCCCATACAATATTTACAATTGCGTATTTCATATCAATTAATTTTTAATTAATTCAACTCCTATAATATCTTCGTAATCAATATAGTGCATTATTGGAACACCATTATCATCATCAGCCATTATTTCAACACAAGCAGAACTGCCATTGAACGCACCTTCGATTGTTATACCTGTTAATTGCCTAAAGAATCCGAAAAATTTCTTTGGTCTGATAATCCTAATACGGACAAGATCATTCCAAATTATTCCTTTCTCTTCGCAAATAGATTTAAACTTCTCGGCTGTCATAATTCGATTATTATTAAATTTTTAATGTTACTTTGCTTTTAGGGTTTGGAGGTAGTTGTAGGCTTTGATACAGTCTTCTTTGGAGAGGAGCTGGTTACTATAAATACTCATATTTTTGAAAGCTATTTGGGTAAATAAATTACTCAGATATCCTAATAATAGCTTATTACTGTATTCTTCTCAAGAACCCACTTTAACACTTATTGGATTCCAATTTTCATCATACACAATCCCATTAGAACAAATAGCTTTAAGAGATTTAATATTTTGCAATTCAGTAAAGTTTCCTCCAACTTCATGAATGTATATACGGATGCCTATTGGAATATTATATACGAATAACACTCTTTCTACTACAATTCCACAATTAGATCTTATCTCTGTTTCTTTAAATCTCCATTCTCCAACAACAGTAAAATCTTTATTTAATGCAACAGCATTGACTGATGCGACTTTATCATCCACCCCATCAGTAACCAGATAGCCTTCGTATTCAAATGGTAAGAGTTTTATGGTAACTGGGGTAGTTGGAAGATTTTCTGTTAAAGAAGATTGTAATGAAAACCCATATGTCTTATCAACAGGGGGTAAATCTATGACATAGATTCCATCGGATGTATATGTGAGATCATAAGTACCAGCGTAACCAAAAGCAAGAACATCACCTTCTGTCATGCCAGTAAGTTTAAACCGTAATTTAATACCATTTGCGAATACTTCATTACTCCAATAACACTTACCAATAGAATTAATAGGTATTCGTTTATTATGAGAAATATTATAGTTATCAATCTTATTCCATCCCCCGTCTTCTATTTCCCCATTAGTTGTTGCAAATTTCTCACCAAAATATTGATAATACAACCCATATCCGCTCCCTTTTGCAAACCCAAAATTCGACAGTACAAGATCATTACCATTGCCCGTAATGTTGGCAATAGTAGCACGATCTTCGTCCTCGTTGGTTTTGCCTACCACTGTCCATGCTTGGACGGGGAAAAGCCAGGGATATT